CAATGTTAGATGTCTGCATTACTCCCCAGCAATGTTCATCAGATGCATTTGTAGGGTTCTTAACATGAAGCGGGTAAGCTGGCGTATTCGTCCCGATACCGACTTTGCCATCAGTGCCAATGACAAATGGAGTAGTATCGGATGTAACATTTTTTATACCAAAATAATCATAGCTAGTGGAAACAATATTGGATATATCCCATTTTTGAGCAGTACCATATATACCAAGACCAACACAATCTCCTCCATTAGTGCGGTTGGTAATTATACCTGCATCGCCATAATCACAGCTATTACAGTTCACCTCCAATGGGTGACCCGGAGCCGATGTCCCGATGCCGACGTTGCCTGTGCTTCCCTGCACATACATCATATTGACATCATTCACCTGTATCTTTACGTCCCTGTTAACACTTCCCGCGTTTAGTAATAAATCGTTTCCGGTTGTAGACCTTAATTTATTTAAGCATTGAACAGTCCCGTCCTTCAGGAGAACGCCATCAACGGTCACTCCCGCAGCCGAAGTTGCCTCGGAAATTGTATCGGTCTCAATGGAGTCGCAGGTAATTCCACCGTTGATAACCGGACTCGTAAGTGTCTTGTTCGTTAGGGTTTGAGTTGAGTCCAGAATCAGGTCAGTGACAGAAACTTTCTTGGACTGCCCGCTGGCTGTTACAGTTGTATCGCTGACATCAACTATCGGCAGAACATCATCGCCCACTGGCGGATCAAGTGCAGTCAGCGCAGTCAGTTCACTAATTTTCTCGTTAGCCATCTAAAACCCCCATGCTTTTTTTATCTGTTTAGTGGAGAAGAGTGACTTCTTCAGGAACCGGGAACCCTTCTCACATTCCAGCTTGTAATACCCATCCTTGACCTGCTCCTTCTGCGAAGGAATACCAACCGCACGCCCCGTCATGGCGAAACTCTCCGGGGTGTTGCTCCTGCAATACTCAACCCCATCAACGTCAACAGCCTCGCACCCCTTCGGCACGAGCCTCTCAATGGTGTCGCCGCTGCCGTTCTCGAACGTGAAGAGAGGCATTACAGCCCCATCTCCTCGTCCTTAGCCGCTGCCGCTGACATAAGGTCAGCTTCCATGCCAGCCATCTCGTCCGCCTCAACAGCCGCTTCATCAAGTTCAACAGCTTCTTCAACGTACTCAATAGGCTCGCCGCCAGCGGTTGTAAGTTCAACGTGTGCTGTCCCGTCCTCGTTGACTGCAACAACTTCACCTTCAACCGTTTCGAGGACTACAACATCCCCAACCCCCGGTGCTACTTCCGCACCGTCTTCCAGTTCGGACGCCAATGCGTCCAATGGTAATCTAATCATCTCGCAACCTTGTTTGTCTTGTTTATCAGAATGACCGTGAGAGGGGGGCTTGCCCCCTCCCACGGATATAATAAGGGTTAATCCACCTTTAGGTTTCATAACTTGTTTAACTCTTACGCAGTCGAAGCAGTCTTGCTTCGCATAACAACGTAGTAATCAGTATTCTGCCTCAAGGCAGTCCAGAAAACCTTGAAACCAGCAGTAATCAGCATATTGAGCGGATCGCTCTTGTCTGCTGAATCCGTGATTATCATCTTCGGACTGAACGGAGACTGACTTGACAGTTCCGGTACTCCATACGCTCCTTCTCCCAAGAATAGGGAGGCGTGAACGTCCTTTGTGTTTCCGGTTCCGCCACCAGCCGCATCATCATAGATGAAGCGGTCAGCGTCAGTTCCAAGTGCGTCAGCAGTAATGAATCCGTTCGTTGTCATAATGAACTTCGCGCCGAATAAACGACCCACTTCACCTTTATACAACTCTTCCACATTACTGTACTGCGATGCGTTCAACCAAGTGTTGTCCGACATGATGTCGCTCAATACTTGAGGACTGCATACAGCAGCATACATCCCACCGCTGGTGGGTTTAGCACGGTTAACTTTTAGCTGCGTAACAGCATTCAGGACAGCCGCACCATCGAGTAGGACATCAGCGGCGTCTTCCTTCGTTTCAAACGTCCCATACCCCGATCCGTCCACCTGTCTTGTTCCGTCAGCGTACAGCTCAGTCAGCGTGTCGCCGTTGTCAAGGTTGTCTGACATATCAGCAGCGTAACCGCCTTCCATCGCAGTTGCACCCGATTGAGCATTTCCGGCTTCACCAGTCGTTCGCACATTGGAACCAACCAATATGTTACGAGTGATGTTATCCATATCCACTGCCGCATCCTGCCCGTTAATCTTGACACTCTGTTGTAGCGAATTAAATAAATCCGTTGCATTCAGGATGTCAGATAACTTGACGATCTGACCACGTTGGATGAGCGTCTTGCTGATTTTCGTCAGCGAGATTGCCCGTTCTCCCACAGTTGAAGTATCACCTTCAGTTAGGGTTTTGATACCAGATGCGGCGGGTGTGTCCCACCTAAACATTGATATTGCTTTATGACCCGACTTCGCAGGAAGCGGGGCTTTAGAGCCGAACTGGTCTAGTACCAGTGCTTGAACAGCATAGGTCAGTAATTTCTTACTGAAATAATTTTGGTACTGGTTTGCCAGTGCGGCATCGGTAGTGACATTAGTTGCCATAATAGTTATGCCTTCCGTCAGTTACATGGCATCGTCGTGAGCCGCAGCCGCTTTAAGCAAGTAAGCCTCCTGATCCCCCACAGGGAGATCATCAAAGCTCTTGCCGCCATCCAGCTTGCCGCTCGTGAATCCACCACCAACTGACATTTTCTTTTCCAGTTTGTTTAGTTTATCTGTTAGTTCCTTGACTTCAACTTGACTCGATTCCGTCTTGGACGCCGCAACTTTCCACTGGGCAACACGAACTGCATGACGCAATCCCTGTCCCTCCGGCAGATACATGAGATCAGGATGTTCCTTTAGGATTCCATTGGCGGTCTGGGTCAACTCCGAGGAGTTGTCTTTTAGCTCGGGCATTTCCCTGTACAGGTCATCCCGTGCCGTCTCCCATGTCTTTTGCGCTTGCTTGGTTGCTCGATCCTGTTCAGCCTTTCGGCCCTCTTCGAGGACTTCCTTGGCCCGATCCTCTGCATCCGAGGCAAGCGATTCATCGCCTTCTTCCCTTAGCTTCCCAGCGGCATTCTCATAATCCTCCGCCGTAAAGCCCTTGTCATCCCGGTAAGCCTTACCATCGTCATAATCGGTTTGCTTCTCTCGAAGCTCACCCTTCATGGATTCCAGCTCTTCACGTTGCTGCTTCAGCTCTTCCTTCTGGGAGTTAATCTCCTTCCAAGATTTCGCCTTGCGAGCCTCGTTCTTAGCCCACTTACTCTCATTCTGCTGCGGCTCATCCTCCTCTTCAGGAGTCTCGCCTTCTGTCAATGAACTTTCAGGTTCATTAGCATCCTGCCCTTCAGGTTCCGGCTCCGGTTCTGCTTCCGGCTCAGGTGGCGGAGCTTCCTCCGGTTCAGGTTCCTCAGTCTTTATTTCGACTGAAGGTTGTTCCCCCGCTGCGACGGCAGTATCATACTGCTGCGCAGCGGCCAACAGAGTTTCGGCGGTTACTTCGCCGGATTCTTCTGGCATAATGCTTCCTTTTCAGTGCCTATCCTCGTCCAATCATTGCACTGAAACGATTGTCCGTTGCTGTGGGGTCTTTACTCGACAGATATTCGACCCCGTAAATATCCGCCGTAAATTCCTTTGACTCCTCGATGTCCTTCGCAAGAGCCTCAATGGTATGTACCGTTGTTCTTACACCATTCGCAAAACCAGCCTCATACTCAAGCCTTTTCTTTGCGGTCACTGCCTGTTGGTTCTGCTTCAGAACCATGTTCAGGAGTATCATCCTGAACCGTTTCCCTTCCTTTAAGACGAGAAACTTACGCAAAACATTCGCATCAGATGCGTCCCAGTCAGGCTCACCCACCCAAGGGATGTTACCTGATAGACGCCAAGCAATCCTTAAAAACCTCAAAAATCTCATAATCAATCCTGCGCTTCCATGTAGCACCCGAAGTGTTCCCCATTTTCCAACTGACATTGCTCCATTTTATAGTCGCTGTCTAGCCTCAGGGATTCCCCACACCGATCACACTCAAGCTCGGCATTCTCGTCAGGCGTATAGTCGTATGAATGGCTCATAATTAAATCACTCCAACAGCAGCAGTCTCTTCAACTGGCATGGGGGCTTGGGGGGATGGTTCCTGTGGCGGAGGTGGCATCTGCTCAGGCGGCATCTGCTCAGGCGGCACAGCCCCCTGCCCAGCAATCTCCTGAGCGAGCATGGCGTTGGCATCTTCCTCAGCGGGGAGAAGCCCAATGCTCTTCAAATATTCCATGACATCCTTCTGCAACGCTTTCCCATTATTGTTATCCACCTCAATCATCATCTGGAGCAACCCGTCCAGTCTGGTTACAACTGCGTTGCCCCCCTGTGGACTAAGCTGCATTCCTGTCTGTCTGGATTCCTCAAGGAAAGCCATGATAACACCTATCCGTGTCTGGTAATTCAATCCCTGCTTCACCGGAATTATCTGGCCGATCAGTAGTGCGGGGATTGTCCGTTGCTCATCCTCAGCTTCGTCAGTCAACTTCTCGTTCGGATCACGAACCAACCTCGCAACCAATGACGGGTCATCCAGCTCAATGATGCTCTTGTCCAACTCAACCTGATCTATCCAAGGCGAGTTAACAAACAACTGCTTCCTTTGCACTGCCTTATTCAGCAACATGGCACGACTCACCATGTCCATCCCGCCACGAGGCTCAATTTGGTAGTCCTCGTGCAACGCCACCGGATCAACATTCAAGTTGTCCTCAAGAAAACGATACTGCAAATCCTTACTGTCGAACTGCACAAGCACACTCCACGCCTGACGGAATAGATCACCCAATGCTTGACGGAAAAGACGCAAACGCAAATCCATGTTTTGTTGTGCTTGGGCGTTTATGGATTCAATCTCAGTCGCTGTACGCCTGTCCCTGTCCGCCATGATTCCATAGTCGGGAACGGTAACACGCTGTTCAGCAACCGATTGCGTTTGCGCCATCTCCTTGTCGAAGTCCATCGGCACATTGGGCATCTGGACGGGGGCAATCCCGAAGGGCAGAATCTGCCCCGGATTTAGCCTCAAATTAACAGAGTTCGGCAGATCACGCTCCGCCCGGAAAAGGGGCTTATTAAATAAAGTTGACGAATCCTGCCTCTCATTCCACGCCTTCGTTAGCGCAGCTTCAAATGGAGCCAGCATCTCGCACACACCGCGAGGAGAATACCACCCACCATCCGTCACCTCGTACCGCGACGAAACGAACGGAGGCATCCCGTGTTCAAACGGAACCGCCATTTTTTTGCGAAGCGGAATTTCGGGGGCTTGGGGAGAAAAACATTCCATCTGCCAATCCCCATTCTCTTCCCTCGAATAAACCTCCCAGACAATAACCTGCTCCTTGTCGGCTGAGTGCGTTAATCCCTCCCGCAGCTCACGATTATTCTTGAGGTCATTAAGCAACCCGGACTCCTCAATCTTGCCGCCCATGATACTGTCAATGGTTGACTTGCTTGTGTCATAAATCCCAGCACGCTTGTAGGACTCAAGGCTCATTGGCATCACCTGACACAGCCTGTCGGCTGTCTCAACATTCTTCGTCCAAGGCGGGACAATCACATACAGTGGGTCAATCGCCTGAAACTCAACCTGCTTGCGATCCGGGTTCCAGAAAATCTTTATAACCCCATGACCACCCATCAACATATGGTCTATCCAGCTCATCGCTTCCATTGCGAAGTTGCTCTTCTCGTGCATCTTATACGAGAACCACTGCTCCGCTGCGGAAGTGTACGCACTCAACTGCGTCCGCATGGGAACAAACGTGGCAACCACATCCAACCCCATCGCTTGCTGGAAGAAGCTCGGCTTGAGCTTGTTGATGGTGGTGTCTATCAGGGGGAAGTGAGCATCGGCAGCATTTGGCCACGGGCCACCCTTCCGGCGCAGCCCGTCATTCCGCATCTGATACCACAGCCCTTGGCGCGTCTCCCATCGGGTGCGACTGGAGATGTCGTTGGCTATTAGATCATAAAGTTTATCGCTCATCTACCCCTTCCCCTATCCCGACCACGGAGATCAGGTGCGTGTTGCCCAACCTTAATGTCTTCCTTGGTTGGCACAGTAAATCCTTGTGACGTGACTTCTCCCGCCTTGGCCTTTGGTTGCTTCTCCTTCTTTGCCATCTTGCTCAAATCCACGGTTTATACTTAAAGGTTTTCCTCTTCCGCTTACGCCCAGCTCCAGCCGCAGCTTCTGCGGCCTGTCCGAGTTTACGAACTTCACCTAGTCGCTTCCCTGCTCTAATCGCCCCCAACCCCGCCCCAAAGCCAGCGGCACGCGCTGCGGCCTCCACTGCGGCCTCCGCCGCCCGAAAGCCCCCGACCTTCTTCTTCGGGGCTTTCTTAGGTGATGGCCGCTCCGGTTCTCCTTCGTATTTCCTTGGCATAATTATCTATCCTCCTTCTTCGTAAACTCAGACGGGACGGGGTGTCTGACTCCCATCCTTCTCCAAGTGGTACGCATCGCAATCTCAGCATTCAGCGCATGGACAATACAGTCTTCACAATAGACGCCGCCAGTGCCGTAATCTTCAGCCACTATATGCCCCGGCTCATCACAGACAGAACACCTATCCAGCCTAGACTCAGTAGGCCCGATACTCGACTTCTTCATTCCAACCGTCATCCCTAATACCCCATAAACATTCCCTGCGGCATTGCGTCCTGCTCATAGTCCGCCTGTGCCTCACTGAATATGTCGTTAAGTGTGGGACGGGTTAGGGCGTTGAACTGCTCCCAGCTCCCGCCAATTCCGCCCCCGCACGCTATACAACCCATCACCGCATCCGCACGGTCAGGACTATCAAGCCCTCTGGATCGCATCGCGTCCTTCCTCTCCAAACCCAACTTGCCTGTCCGGCTAACCTCCGCTCTCCTTGTCACCATCTGCTGGTGTAGCGATTGGTCATCCGGCAAAATTATCTCACGCTTCTCAACGGCCCTAGCAGCCGTGTGCCACATCTCCGCACTCCGGTTCGCATACCGATCATCAAACGGCTTCGACCCAAAGTTGACACGGTGTATATCGTACCCCGCATCCATCAGGGCATCGCACAAAGGCAAACCCAGCCCCCCTTCATCAGCATAAATCTCGTCCTGAGTCAAGTTATGTTTTTTAATTAAATTGATTATCTTGCCGATGGTCGTGTTCGTATTCTTCTCACGCCAGCAAACCATGTCCATGATCTTGTTGCCC